ATAGGAGAAAAATAGTGTTTAAGTATTTTACAGAGTTAGAGCTTCGCTGTACCTGTTGCGAAAAGAATGGAATTAATTTAGAATTTATGGAAAAGATAGAAAATTTACGAGAGGCGATGTCTTTTCCATTTATTGTAACCTCCGGCTATAGGTGTCCTGAGCATCCCATAGAAGCCCGTAAAGCCTCTGTAGGCGCTCATGCAACAGGAAGGGCTATCGACATATCAGTGCGCGGAGAAAAAGCCTACAGGCTCATTAAGGGCGCTCTGAACATGGGTTTCAACGGCATCGGAGTTAATCAAAAAGGAGATTCTAGATTCGTGCATATAGACGACCTTGAGAACTCTTCCGAACGCCCTCGACCTTGGGTATGGAGCTACTAATGAAACGGACAATTTCACGAGCAGTTGCAGACACGGTTGTACAGTTTCCAAAAGGTACGCGAGAAGAACGTGATACACAAAACGTAAAAGTTCAAAGAAAAACTATAGATAAACAATTTAAAAATATTCAAAAACAAACAGACAAATTAATAAAGGAGTTATTCAAATGATACAGATGTTAATTGGCCCTGTTGCAAAGATAGCTTCAACGTGGATGGAAGGGCGAGTCAAAAAAGTAGAAGCAGTTACTCGTATGAAAGTAGCAAAGGCAGAAGCCGAAGCAAATGTCATGGAAAAGAAAGCTACTGGCGAAATAGATTGGGACTTAACACAAGCTGAAGCCAGCGCAGATTCTTGGAAGGACGAGTGGCTTACTATAATCTTTACACTTCCGTTAGTGTTGCTGCTGTTTGGAGAAGAAGAACGTGTATCAAATTTCTTTGCTGCTCTAGCAGATTGTCCTGATTGGTATCAATACTTGCTAGGTACAATTGTAGCAGCTAGTTTTGGATTTAGGGGTGCTGCTAAGTTTATGGGTAAAAAGTAATGAAGGATTTCCCAATAGCAGAAGTGCATTGGGGAGATGCTTGGATTAAATCAGAAGACTATCCTTTAAAAGATGCACGACAACTCAAACCTGTCCAACGTAAGACAGTAGGATATCTTGTTGGTGAAACTGACGAGGCTATTATTCTGGTAACAGATTTATACACCGAAGAAAAGGATAAGGACACAGTAAACACTCCTATGGTAATACCTATAGGCATGATTTCGGAGTGGTATCAAATTGGAAATTAGTTGGATAGAAGCTATTGAAACTATTGGAGTCCCTGCGGTTGGTGCAGGAGGCTTAGGATACCTTGTCTGGGTGCTGTTTAAATCTTTAATTACTGGTGTAAATAAAAAGCTCGATACACAACAGGATATGATAGTTACTTTAATAGATAGAGTAAGGCAATTAGATAATGACCTGATACGTATTGATGCTATGTGTCGCTCAGTGATGGGCGTTAAACCTGATGTAGATAGGATAGCAAGAGCAGATGGACGTAAAGACAAGCGTAAAGATTAAGAACGAATTAATAATCATTAACGTATTAGTTATGCTAGGTACGTTGTTAATGATACTCAACGGTTACTTAGTAGGACTTTTATTATGGTGGGGTTTATAAATGGCAGCAAAAAAGAAAACAAAGAAAAAATCTAAATCAAGAGTAAATGAGGCTGGTAACTATACAAAGCCAGCTATGCGTAAAAGATTATTTAATAAGATAAAAGCAGGAACTAAAGGTGGTAAAGCTGGTCAGTGGAGTGCTAGAAAAGCACAGATGTTAGCGCAACAATACAAGAAGGCTGGCGGTGGATACAAATAAACAGTTAGAAGAAAGTATACGCAAAGAGATTAGAGATTGGTCTAAACATTCTCTTGAAAAAGCAAATGAAAACTACAACGGATTTCCTGCTTGTCCTTATGCGGCAAAGGCTTGGATAGATAACAAGGTAGATATACAGTTTAAATACGATTTGTCACCAGAAAAACTTTACGAAAACATATCGCATTATAACGACAAGTACGAACTTATTATTCTGGTAGACTTAGAGTATGAACTAGAACCCGATAGGTTTCATGGTTACTTGGAGGGTATTAACGAAGCTATATCAAACGATGCTTTCCAGGATAAAGATATTTATGTCATGGGGTTTCACCCTGAAGATGACACTAATGAGATTATCGAATCAGATTCTTTTGAGACTGAGGTAGATGATGTTTACTCTATGATTTTCATACAGCGATTAAGCCTTCTTGAAAGAGCTTCAGAGAAACTCCGAAGTAAAGGCTATTACAATCGCACTTATGGAAATTATAAAGTAGATGAGATATTACAAAAACGCAATAAACTTTTTAGGAGGTTAGTATGGCAAAAGGAACAAAGAAAACGGGCATGAAAAAAGGCACTAAAAAAACTCCAATGCGCGGTGGCGGCATGGCTAAAAAGAAAATGATGGGCGGTGGAATGGCTAAGAAAACTGGCATGAAGAAAGGTATGCGCGGTGGCGGCATGGCTAAGAAAGGTATGCGTGGCGGTGGCATGGCTAAGAAGAAGAAGTAATGGCACTCAAAAAATCTCAGCGTAGTCTCAAGTCTTGGACTAAACAAAAGTGGCGCACTAAATCTGGTAAGCCTTCGGGTAAAACTGGAGAGCGCTACTTGCCTGAGAAAGCTATCAAGTCTCTTAGCAGCAAAGAGTATGCCGCAACTACTCGAAAGAAACGTGAGGATACTAAGAAGGGTAAACAACATAGCAAGCAGCCAAAGCCTATTGCTAAAAAGACAAAGAGGTATCGTAAGAAATGATGCGAGAAGATTTTAAAAAAGGTGGTAAGACTAAAGACCCACGACTAAAACGTGCAGGTGTTAGTGGTTACAACAAGCCTAAGCGAACTCCAAAGCACCGAACAAAATCTCATGTTGTTGTAGCTAAAGAGGGATCTAAAGTAAAACTTATTCGCTTTGGACAACAGGGTAAAACAGGTGACAGAACCATGACAAAACGTGCCAAAAGTTTTAAGGCTAGGCATGGTAAGAATATCCGCAAGGGTAAGATGTCAGCAGCTTATTGGGCGAATAAGGTAAAGTGGTAATGGAAGATATGTTTCAAATAATAGAGACTCCAGAAACCTCTACCATGCGTATCAACGCTGATGCAATGAACCATATTGGAGCGATGTTTATAAAGACAGACGATATAGAATTACGTAAAGAGCTTTTTAAAATGATTCAGGAACACTCTAAGTTTGTTTTAGAAACCTCCCAAAAGATAGTGATGAATCGAAGACTAGAAATTAAACAGGTTAAGTAGTTATTTTAAACTGTTGAGTTCTGTTTCAAGGTACGAGTGAAGCCCTTCAAGTTTGGGCTTCGTATCTCGTATTATCTTTTGAACAAATGGAGTATCATGTTTATCAAAAACAGTCGCTACTTTTTCTACAGGTAAGTGTTTAAACTCTGTAACAAGATTACCCTTACCGTCTATAAAAACTCCAAAGGATATTATGTTTCCCTGCTTACTCATGCGAAACTTACCTGCTCTGGATTACCTCGAAGCCCTGCTTTCATATAAGAAGTAGAGCGCCCTTCAAAAAAGTTCTGGTGTTCTACACCTAACACATCATCAAGCCACTCCAAAGGATTCTTACTTATCTTGTAGTTTGGTTTCAGTCCTAACTGTAGTAACCTTCGATCTGCTATGTAACGTATGTAGGCTTTCATGTTAGCTCTGGACAATCCCTCAATATCCCCTTGCTCAAACACCAATGTAAGAAACTGGTCTTCTAAGTTTACCATGTCCCGACAAGCCTGGTAAATTTCTTTCTTGAGATCGTCAGTCCACAACTCTATATTCTCTTTAATAAACTCTCGAAACAACTGAGTCATTGCTTCAACGTGAAGTGACTCATCACGAATCGAGTACGTTATGATCTGCCCCATCCCCTTCATCTTTCCGAATCGTGGAAAGTTCAAGAGTATAGCAAAGCTACTAAACAATTGTAGTCCCTCAGTAAACCCACTGTATACGGCTAAAGCTTTCGCAATACTTTCCTTATCTTTTGTAGCTACCTTTATTTTATTTATGTACTCATGTTTTTCTGCCATTGCTTCGTACTCTGCAAACGCTTTGTACTCTACTTCAGGCATACCAACGGTGTCTAACAACAAACTGTATGCGTGTTGGTGTATGGACTCCATGTTAGCAAAGGATGCCATCATCATACGAGCTTCTGGTTTTTTAAAGATACGCATATACTTATCAATGTAGCCTGAGCCTACGTCCACATCTGACTGTGTAAACAATCTAAATATTTGTGTCAGTAAATTCTTTTCACTGTCAGCAAGGTCTTGCCAATCTTTTACATCATTATGTAATGGTACGTCCTCTGGAAACCAGTGCATTTGATTTTGCTGTACGTAGTAATCAAACATCCACGGATTATCAAAAGGTTTATAATAATCTCTGGTGCTAAGTAAGCTCATTTATTTCCTCCCGAATAATTCTAAGTTTATCTTCTGCCTCTGCAATCTTGCCTACTAATTCATTCATAGATTCTAAAGGCTCAGGGTGTTCTGCAACAGCAACTGTACTATTAAAATAAGTTTCAAGGTTAGCCCTCGCAGTTGCTTCTTCTGCAATATATCTTTTGTGTAGTGCGTTTAAATATTTTTCTTTCATAATCTATACACCAACGCAGTTTAGTGCATCGTATATTTTGTCCAGTATTATAATTACTGCTACAAGTTCTACAACAACTATTCCTAATATCCAGCTACATATTTCATCGTTCATAATAGTTTCCTTTTTAAAAAAATAATGTTTTACAATTACCTGCTATAATAAAACAGCAAGTAGTTATGTGAAGCAGCACCCAACCTGTACGGATGTACGCTACTCTATCGGCACGTTTTTTATCATTAAAAGCCTTCGCGCCTAAAGCTTTACACCAAATATCCCACAAGTTATCCTTCACACGCAATACATTCTACCTCTTCTAAATTAATACGTGGTATTTTTATGTTTACATTTTCTGCATTACGAGCTGAATCAGAACGCAAGTAATACAAAGACTTTAGATTTTTTGCGCCATACCAGTGTACGTCATTAACATACTGAAGAAAGTCATCGTGTATAACTTGTAACTCTGTAGCTTTCGGAGGAGCAAAAAATAAATTAACGCTTTGGCTTTGGCAGATATACTGCTGTCTTTGATGGGCGTGTTCTACAATCCATATCTGATTTATTTCTGGTGCAGTTTTAAAAACTTCTTTTTCTTCTTCCGTTAAAAAATCCAGGTGCTGTACCGAACCTTCATGTGCTGAAATATTTTTCCAAACCTCTGGAGTATTTTGTTTTTTAGACTTCAAAAGTTTTTCTAAGTATTTGTTTTGTACTTTATACGAACCCGTTAGAGTTTTATGAGTATAGACATTAGCCCTCGTAGGCTCGATGCTAGGAGATGTCCCATTGCAAATAATGGAAGAAGAAGCATTAGGAGCAACAGCGAGAAGATGAGCGTTACGCAATCCACTACCAACCATATCAGGCGCTTCACCCCGACTCTCAGCAAGTTTCGTACTCGCTTGAACAGCCCTATCCTTAATGTGCTTAAATACTCTATGGTTTGTCGAAGTCGCATACAAGCCTTCAAACGACTCTCCTTTACTTTGGAGATAGCTATGGAATCCCATTGCTCCAAGACCAATGCTCCTCTCTCGATAAGCTGAATAAGCTGATTTTTTATATCCATCTTTTCCCTCCTTAATATAATTTTTAAAACGATCTGCGTTAGCACGATATGTTCCTAGCTCGTTTGTATCTACTGCACTCTCAATAAAATGTTCAATAACATTATCTAACATGGTTACTAAGTCTTCTATGAATAACTCTTCAGTTCCCCACTCGTCAAACTTTTCAATGTTAACGCTAGACAAACAACAAACGGCTGTACGTTCTTCATCGGTAGGTAAAGTTATTTCAGAACAAAGATTACTTTGTCGTACCTGTAACCCTAAATCTTTTTGTTGTTGCGGTAGTGCTTCATTACAGTTATCTAGGTTTACGATATAAGGTTCACCTGTCTCAGAACGTGTGTGAAGTATCTGCCACCATAAATCTCTAGCACTTACACTCTTGACCGCCTCTTTACTTTTAGGGTCAATCAATCTCCAATCTTTATCTTCTTTGACAGCATCTAAAAACTCATTAGTTATATTAACTCCGTTATGTAGGTTCAGGCATTTACGATTTAAATCACCGCCAGTAGTTTTACGCATAGCAATAAACTCTTCTACTTCAGGATGGCTGATATCCATGTATGCAGCATAGCTTCCTCTGCGTGTAACGCCTTGATTAAAGGCTAACATTTGAGAATCTACAACGTGCATGAAAGGGATAGAACCAGTAGATTTACTACCGTTAGAAGTGCCAGTACCGTTACTGCGAACATCACCCCAATATCCACCGACACCTCCACCTGCGCTTGCAAGCCAAATATTCTCATCGTAGTGATCAGATAAACCAAACCTTGAATCAGGAACATAATTAAGAAAGCAACTAATGGGAAGACCGCGAGTCGTTCCCCCGTTACTAAGTATAGGGGTGCTAAACATAAACCAGCATAGACTTGCGTAGTTATAAAGTCGTTGTGCAAGATCATAGTCAGTTTGTTTTTTGTACGTTGCGCCAAAGACCGCAGCCCTAGCAAAAGCTTGTTGTGCATAAGTTTCATTCTCCCAAAAGTATCTATTTTGTAATGTGTTTATAGAAAAATCACTCAGGTTCTTTTCTCTGTATAAGTCTGTCTGTATCCCAAGGTATTCTTGTGTCTTCAAAGTCATCTGAGTATTTCCTTTTTGCTTTTTTATTTTTCTGTTTATGTTTTGCTTGTTGATTACGATTAAATTTAGCAGTCCGTTCCGCTTTCCGATCCATCACTTTTAATTATTTCCGAGGTTTTACAAAGTTCTAACAATTTATCTTCGTACCATTTTGCTTTGAGTAGGTCTTGTTGGGGTGTGTCTTTGTGGCGATAACGCCATCTGTATTTAAAGGAGTTGCCTCGCAGAAACCCAACAAACTCTTCTTGCGTAAGCATAGCTTTCATTGCGTCAATACATTCTATATCTCCTTTATTGTAATGCTCAGGATTATCTACAAGCTCTGATCTTATTTCGTATGAAGACTTTCCAAGATCGCCAAAGTAAAATTTTTCT